CTTTTAAATTTTGGAGTATTAAATTATGGCTACCTATCAAACATATACCGCAATCGGTATGCGTGAAGACCTCTCTGACGTTATCTATAACATCAGCCCCACAGACACACCTTTTATGTCTTCTATTGGCAAGACTAAGGCTACTGCTGTTCTGCACGAGTGGCAGACTGATTCTTTGGCAGCAGCAACTCTGTCAAACTTTGCAGTTGAGGGTGCAACAGCATCTGACGCTACTATGTCTCCAACTACTCGTGTTGGTAACCGCACTCAGATTGCACAGAAAACTATCAAGATTTCTGGCACTTTGCAGTCAGTTGACAAAGCTGGACGTAAGTCTGAAAAGGCTTATCAGTTGGCTAAAGCATCTAGCGAAATCAAGCGTGACATGGAAACTTCCCTGTTGAGCAACCAGATTGCTGCCAATGGTGATTCTGCTACTGCTCGTAAATTGGGTGGTCTGCAAGCATGGTTGAACACAAACTACTCTGGCGGTACTGATGGTGTTGCTGGTTCTTTGGGTACAACTGCTCGTGTAAACGGCACAAACCGCACTTTCACAGAAGCCTTGTTGCAATCTGTTGTTCGTCAAGTTTACGCTTCTGGTGGCAATCCTAAAGTGTTGATGGTCAACCCTGCACACAAGCAAGTAGTTTCTGCTTTTGCTGGTATTGCTGCACAGCGTTTCATGGCCCCATCTAACAGCCCTACCACAATCGTGGCGGCTGCAGATGTATATATGAGCGACTTCGGGACGATTTCTGTGGTTCCCAACCGTTTTATGACGTCCACTAACTCATGCGATGAGACAGCATTTGTGCTTGACCCTGATATGGCTGCTGTTGCTTATCTGCGTCCTTTCCAGACCAACGAGTTGGCTGTAACTGGTGACAATGAGTCCACACAGTTGTTGGCTGAGTACACCTTGGAAGTTAAAAACCAAGCTGCTCACGGCATCATTGCTGACTTGACACCTTAATCTGGTGTAACTTAAAAAATGCCTCAGACTAACCCTCTGGGGCATTTTCTTTTCTAGTCAAACTGATAGAATTGCACTATGGAAAATATTAGACAAACTGCTGTTCATGCCGATGGTGAAGGTGGCATCGTTATTCAAACTCGTCAGGATGTTTCTGACATTATTGAACAGAACAAAAAAGAATATAACTCTTTTGATGAACGAGCAAGATGGTCTGACCAATTGTTTGGCAACAAGGTTGCATCTATTCCAATGACAGTTATTGATGACTTAAACAAAGCTGGAATCATGCGTGGCTTTGCTGTTCTTGATGACAAGCGTTTTGCTGCTTGGCTAAATGACCCAATGAATCGTGCATGGCGCACTAGGACAGGAGTTGTATGAGTTTCACTACCTACTCTGATTTACAGACTTCAATAGGAAACTATTTGGCTCGTTCTGATTTGACAAGCCAGATACCAGATTTCATTACATTCGCTGAGAATCGTCTGCGTAGAGAACTGCGTATTCGTCAGATGCTCAAGTCAGTAACGACTGCGACTGTAAGTGGTGACTCTACTCTTGAGATACCTAGCGACTTTTTACAGGCTCGTGATTTTGTTGTTTTAACAAATCCTATTCAGCCTTTGAGTTACTCTAGTCCTTCAGCATTGTCTAATGACTTAAGAACATCAGAAGTTGGTGTTCCTAAGTCTTACACTATTCTTGCTAACGACTTTCAGTTAACTCCTGTTCCTGATGGTGTTTATACAGCTAAGTTACTTTACTTTGCTGCTCCTGCTTATCTGTCTAGCAGTAACACAACAAACGTATTCCTGACAACTGCACCAGATGCTTTGCTTTACGCTGCATTGATTGAGGCAGAGCCTTATTTATACAATGACGCAAGGATTAACACTTGGGGCACAATGTATGACAGGGCTATTTCTTCATTAGTTAAATCAGATGAACAGGGACAATACTCAGGCGTTCCTTTGGCTATGAAGTTAACAGCAAGATAAAAATGCTTACTGATGAACAAAAAATTTTACGAAGGGCTGCTCAAAAGCGGTATGCTGAAAAGCATAAAGAGAAGGTTTCTTTTGCTATAAAAAAATGGAATAGCGAAAACAAAGAAAAAATGTTAGAAGCAGCAAAAAAACATTACGAAAAAATAAAAGATAACAATGAGTTTAAATTGCTTAATTCTTCTAAAACTAGAGAATGGGCAAAGAAAAACCCACATAAAGTTTTAGAGCAATCAGCTAGTAAAAGAGCAACAAAATTAAAGCGTGTTCCGTGTTGGCTAACAAAACAAGACTTTGAAAATATTAAGCAAATTTATCTTGAAGCAAAACAGTTAAGCGATAAAGAGGGTAAAAAATATCATGTTGACCACATCATTCCATTAAGAGGAAAATATGTCTCAGGTCTTCATGTTCCAGAAAATTTAAGAATTCTTCTTGCGGAAGAAAACATGGCGAAAAGTAATAAATTTTACATAGGACAACATCATGGCTGAAATGTCAAATTATCTTGAGAACGCTTTAATTAACGTAACTCTACGAGCAACTAGCTACACAGCACCAACAACTGTGTACTTGGCTTTATACACAACTGACCCAACAGATGCTGACACTGGAACTGAGTGTTCTGGCACTAGTTATGCTCGTCAAGCAATTACATTTGGTGCGCCTTCCAATGGTGCTTCTACCAACTCCGCAGCTATCGAGTTTCCTCAAGCTGGCGGTGCATGGGGAACAATTACACACATTGGAATCCGTGATGCTTTGACTACAGGCAACTTGCTGTATCACTCACCACTAGATGCTTCTAAGACTATTGCAACTGGTGATGTGTTCCGCATTGCTGCTGGTTCATTGAGCGTTACTTTAGCGTGAGATGGCTGACTTACTGCCTCCGTGGACAATTGACTCGCTAGACAATTTAAAGTCTAGCATTGATGACTTAACACTCACACTCGATAGTCCACTTTACGAAACCTCAGTAACCCTATGGGATGCCTATGGGTCTGTAACTGCGTCTGCAAGCGTTACAGCCGATGGCACTAGGGTTCAGTTTGGTAGTGGGGCGGTAGATGGCACAGCAACGTTTACAGCAGATGCAGTAAGGGTTCAATACGCTAGTGCAAGCATTGAATGTTCTGCTGGTGCTTCATGTGAAGGCATTAGGGTACAGAACGCTACAGTTGGAATAGACGCAGTAGCAATCGTTATCTGCGATGCTATCCGTGTTCAGTTTGCTAGTGCAAGCGTTACCTGTAGTGCTGATGTAACTGCTGTTGGTGGCATCATCAAGGATGGTGTTGCATCTGTAACTTGTTTTGCAACATTTATTGCAAATGGCGGTATTGTCGCTGAAGGTGTCGCAAGTATTACTGGTAATGCAACAGTAAGCGCAATTGGTATCCGTGAGCAAAATGCTTCTGCTAGTGTTAGCGGAACATCTACAGTAACTGCTGATGCAATAAGGGTTAGAGATGCAGTAGCAAGTGTTACGGCTAATGCAAACGTATCTGCACAAGCTAACGCTACATATGGAAATGTGATTGCGATTACTGCGCTTGCTACGATTACTGCAAATGGCGTTATTCTTGGTGACAATTGGACTCCTGTTGTCGTAGATGACAACACTTGGACACCAGTAAGCAGAGACACAAATACTTGGACAGCAGTTCCAGTAGATTCAAATACATGGACACCAGTTGCTGCTAACGACAACGATTGGACAATTCAGTCTCAAGGAAGTAATACATGGCTACGACAAAATTAACTTTTGGTGAGTGGATGCCTGACCAACCTAGCGTGTCAGGTGCGTTAACTGACGCTAAGAACGTGGTTTCTCAGGCTATTGGGTACGGCCCTTTTCCTGCGCCTGTGACGTTTTCAACAAGTAACGCTGCTGAAGACTTAACTTCTCTTTATGCTGCCAAGCAACCCAATGGTGATACTGCCTTGTTTGCTGCTGGTGCAACTAAGATTTATACAGTAACTGGTGTAGGTGCTATTACTCAAGTTAAAACAGGCATGACAACTGGTGCTAATGATAGGGTTCGTTTTACTCAGTTTGGCAAGACTGTAATCACTACAAACAATGCTGAAAGACTCCAAGCATGGACGCTAGGAACATCTACATCGTTTGCTGACTTATCGGCTACTGCGCCTATTGCTAAGTTCATTACTGTCGTGCGTGATTTTGTCGTGTGTGCAAATACGCTAGAAACGACACAACAGCAGTATCGTGTACGTTGGTCAGCATTAAATAACGAGACAGATTGGGTTGAGGATGTAAACACACAGTCTGATTATCAGGACATTCCTGATGGTGGACAGATTGTAGGAATCCGTGGTGGTGAGTTTGGTCTTGTCTTTTTAGAAAGAGCAATTCACCGAATGACTTACGTTGGTACTCCGTTTATTTTCCAGTTTGACAACATCTCTCGTGGTAAAGGGTGTATGGCTTCTGGCTCTATTGCTCAGTACCAAGGTGTTACTTTCTTCTTGTCTGACGATGGCTTTTATATGTGTGATGGACAGAACGTCACAGCTATTGGCGCAGAAAAGATAGATAGATTTTTCTTACAAGACGCTTCTGAATCTGATTTCAAAACAATGTCTGCTGCTGTTGACCCTATCCGCAAACTTGTAATCTGGAATTACAAAACTGTTAACGGAAACAGAAGCGTACTGATTTATAACTTTAAGACCCAGAAGTGGACTTATGGGGATGCTGGAACGGACTTCTTGTCTGAAGCCTCTACCTCGTCTGTAACGCTTGAGCAGTTGGACAGTCTTTCTGCTTCTATTGATGCGTTAACCACAAGTTTAGACTCACAGTTGTTTATTGGTGGTAAGTATTTCTTAGGTGGCACTTTAGCCACTCGTGTGATGAGTTTTACAGGTGCTAACCAAACAGCCGTAATTTCTACGGGTGACTTGGATATTGGTGCTAACTCAGTAGTAACCCTAGCTAGACCTATTGTTGATAATGGCTCTGCAACTGTGGCTATTGCTTCTCGTACATTGCTAAACCAAGGTGTAAATTTTAATACTGCCGTGGCGGCTAGTTCAGAGAATAGAGTACCACTCAGAAGCGCAGGTAGGTATCACAGGCTAAAGGTGACTCCTACTGGTGCTAACTGGAATAACGCTATCTCCGTGGATGTGGACGTAACTCCACAAGGGGTTCGCTGATGTTTAGAAGCCTACCTGCATTTGGCGGTGACCAGAGGGCTGTGGCTGAAGTAGTCCGTGGCATCATGGACGGAAAGACCAATAACACAGGGACTTTGACTCTGGCAACTGGTGGGGCTTTAACTACCACTTTGACAGACAGAAGGATAGGCCCAGACAGCGTAATCCTATTTGCCCCTGCCTCTGCTGCGGCTAACGCTGACTATATGCCTTATGGGGCGTTCCAGAGCCTTGTTGACCAAACTATTGCTACAGCAAATACCGCCTATGCGATGACTCTGGACACTACAGATTACTCAAATGGCATTACTTTGAGCAATAGTTCTAGGATGAACGTCAAAAACACAGGAATTTATAACTTCCAATGGTCTGGTCAGTTTGAAAATACGGACTCGCAAGACCATGACGTTAGGGTTTGGATAAAAATCAATGGAACGAATCTTACTGGCTCAACAGGATTCTTTGCTATACCGAGTAAACATGGCTCAGTTGATGGTCATGGTTTAACTGGATGGAACTACTTTTTAAGTTTAAATGCAAATGATTATGTTGAACTTTGGTGGGAATCTGATAGCACTTTAGTGAGCCTTCAAGCCTACGCTGCTGGAACAAATTACCCATCCACAGCGTCCTTGATTACTACAATGAACTACATCTCTCCATCAGCGTTGACAAACATCTACGCTAGTTCCCAAGGACAGGGAACAGCTACGATTACCCACTTTGCCAATTCAACAGCTAATAAGACGTATAGATATGCAATTATTGGTTGATTTTAATAATTTATGTATAATGATTCCGTGGATGACCCATCTTGGAATCCGAACTTTTAGGAGTAAAAGATGGTAACTGAAACCAAGTCACAAATTGACCCAACAATCCAACCTTATCTGGGTTATGGACTACAGCAAGCACAGCAGTTGTATCAGGGCGGTGGCCCACAATATTATGGTGGCCCAACTTATGTTGCCCCATCCACTACCACTCAAACAGGATTACAGGCTTTAGAGGCTCGTGCTTCTTTGGGTAATCCACTACTACAGTCTGCTCAGAATCAACTACAGAATACAGTTTCTGGTGGCTTCTTGGGTGGTAATCCATTCTTTCAAGGTGCTTTTCAACCTGCTGCACAAGCGGCTGAGACTCAGTTTAAAACAACTCTAGGTGATATTGCATCTAAGTCAAGCCTAGCAGGACGTTATGGCTCTGGTGCTATGGGTTCTTTGCAAGACAGAGCAACTGGTGCATTTGGTCAACAGTTGGCTAATACGGCTGGACAGTTGGCTTACCAGAACTATGCTGATGAGCGTAATCGTCAGCAACAAGCTACGATGGCTGCACCACAAATGGCTGGTGCTGATTACCAAGACATTCAACAGATGTTGCAAGCAGGTCAAATGCGTGAAGGCTACCAAGGTCAGCAAATGCAAGGTGACATTGCTAAGTTTAACTTCTTGCAAAACCAACCACAGCAGAATTTGCAGAACTATCTATCGTTGGTATATGGCAACCCACTAGGACGAGTGGCTTCTTCTACTACTAGCGGAACTCAAGACACATCCATGCTACAAAATGTTCTTGGATTGGCTGCTGTTGGTGGTGGCTTGTATAAGAATCTAGGCGGTTCTACAGGTATTAGTAACTTGTGGAATAGCGGTACTAACTGGTTGAGTGGTGGCTCGACACCCTCATTTGGTTACACAAACCCTGACCCTGACCTGTTCATGGGGCCTTAAGGAATAACATGGCTGGACTATTAGACATTTTTGGTACAGGCGGTGCAGACACAATGGGTCTGTTGGGTATGTCACAAGCTGACATTGCTCGTAATCGTGACGATGCACAAGCACAAGCCTTGTATGCCCTAGCAGGGCGTTTATTCCAAGGTGGTAACACAGGGCAGTCTATTGCTGAAGGCTTGCAACTTGGTCAGAGAGCCTATAAGGGCGGTATGAATGAGGCTATGCAAAGCCAGCTTCAGAACTTCCAACTGCAAGAGTTATTGCGTAAGCGTAAAGAAGATGAAGCAAAGCGTGAGCAAGAAAAACAAGTTCGTTTACTTGCACCACAAATCTTTACCACTACAACTACGCCAGAACAAGTTACTTACGAAGGCGCACCAAGTCAATTCCCTGCTCGTGATGATGAAGGTAACTTAATGCCAAACATGGCTGTAAGACCTGCTCAGACTACACGCTCTGTTGACACCAATAAGCTACAAGCCTTGGCTATGTTGTCATCTGACCCGATAGCTTCATTGGCAAGCATGGCGAAACTTGTTCCTGACTTGCGTAAAGCAGGTTTCCTTGGTGGTGGTGGTCAAGAAGATAATCCATTTTTGCAGTTCACAACTGACCCAACAGTTCCTAAACATCTTCAAAAACTTGCTTCTCAGTATGCGACTAGCTATAGCAAAGGCTTAATTGAACCCGATAAAGCTGACACACGAGCAAAAGAAATTACAGATGCTATATTTAGAAGTCAGCAATTCCAACAGTCTCAAGCTACTATTACCTCTGCACAACAACAAACTAAAGTTTTCCAAGATGCAATGCTTGCATTAAGGGAAAAAGGCCAACAAGACACAGCAGAATATAAAAACTTACAGGCTCAAAATACTGCTGCATTGCTTGCACTTAAAACGGCAGCAGAAGCTAATAAGCCAGAGCAATTCTCTTATGCCCAGAAGAAAGAGTTTGATATTCTTAACAAAGCTAAAGACGAAGCCAACAAAGCTGACAATATGTCTTCTGTTGCTATGAGAGCAGCACCACTATTGCAACAGGCTTATGGTGGACGCATTGAGGCTGGCATTAAGGGTGTGGCTGGTGCTTTTGGCATTGGCTCAGAGGCTAAAGATGCAAACGATAAACTAGCTACTTTGTCACAATCATTGGCTTTGAATACGCCTAAGTTTAGTGGGCCTACCTCTGATGCAGACGCTAAACGCTATGACAAAGCTGTTGGTGATTTAGCCAACCCATCTGTTTCGTTGGCATCTAAAGAAGCTGCAATTAAAGACATTCAGTATTTGTCTCAAAAAGCTAAAGCATACGCTGAACAGGCTGAAAACTTCTTCTACGAAAACAATAAGAGTTTGCGTGGATTTAAGTTTATTCCTCCTCCAGACCCATCTAATAATCCTTACGCTAGGTAAATATGGAAAAGCCAACAGCTAAAGACATTGCTTATCTAAAAGCCAACCCAGAGACTGCATCACAGTTTGATGAAATCTTTGGTAAAGGCTTGGCTGCAAGATTAGTTCCTCAAAGTGCTGATGTTGCAACCTTTGGTTTATATCCACAGATGGGTAGCAAACGAACAGGACGTTCTGAGGAATCAGCTAGTAAATTTGTGGGTGCTGCGACTCGTGGCATGGCTGCGCCTTTGGTTGGTGCTGTAGCGGGTACTCCGTTTGGCCCTGCTGGTCAACTTGCAGGCTCTATGGCTGTTCCAGTTGGTGACGCACTCAATGCCTTAATCAACATGATTCTTATCGGTGGTGAACAACTTACTGGTAAGGATTTGCCTCGTTTGCAGATGTTGTCTAAAACAGTCCAAGACGCTTTGACAAGCGCAGGTGTAGCAAAGCCTGAGACAACTGGTCAGCGCATGGTAGAGGCGGGTTTTGGGGCTTTGGGCGGTACAGGCGCAGCAGTAGCATCATTGCCTAACATTGCTAGACAATCAGCCACTCCTATGGTGCGAGAGATGGCTACTAGGATGGCGGTTAATCCTACACAACAATTAGTTACTTCTGTACCTGCTGGCGCAACAAGCCAACTGGTAGCGGAAGCAGCGCAACCTATCGTTGGTGATATTCCCGCTAGTGTTTTAGGCTTGGCTGCTGGTGTTCCAGTAGGTGCTATGGGTATGCAGACTAAGGCAAGAACACCTGCACCTTTGACATTTGCAGAACAGCGTAATGCGGCTATGGCTGGCAAGGCTAAAGTTCTTGGATTTACTGATGAGTTAGCGTTAACACCTGCTCAAGCTGGCGCAGGTAAAACTGCTCAATTGTTTGAGGCTGTTGCTTCTACATTGCCATTCTCATCTTCTCAGTTTACCAAGAAGTTTAATCTTCAAGCAGACTATGCAGAGAAGGTTCTAAATCAGATTGCTAATATGTTTGGCGGTATGCCAAGCGCACCTGATGTAGCTTTCTCTGGTGGTGCTAAAGCGGTTAAACAAGCTGCTCAAGCTAACGTAGATAATATTGGTGAATCAATTAAAACTATTTCATCACAATCTGATATTAACTTGAGTGAAGTTCCTAGCTTTAAAAATAACATCTTAGAAGCAAGAAAATTATTGGAATCTTTGCCTCCTTCTGAGAGACAAGACAGACGATTAAAAGGTTTTGAAGAATTCTACTTTGGTGCTAAAAATGAAGCACTAGAGAGACAAGTTCAAGCAGCGTTAGATGATGCTGGTTTAAAGCCAACAAATCCTAACTACAAACAATTTGGTGATAGTGTTAGAAAACAATTGATTAACTCTGGTACGCCTGAGTATTCGTTCCAAGGATATGAGCAAAAAGGGTTCATCTCTGGTGCTGACTATCAAGACCAGCGCAAAATGTTTTCTGACTTAGCTTATGAAAATCGTGGCAGAAAAATGGGTGAAGCGTTTAGAAAGTTACGAGACACCCTAGATGATGCACGAGACACTACATTTAAAAACCAAGGTCTTGATGCTGACTTAACAAAGTTAAAAGCATTGCGTGCATCTTATGGTGATGCAACTAACTTAAATCAGCGTTTTTTAAGTGCTAAAGACGAAACCATTGTTAAAACAATAGCAAACAATGAGAGTGGTGCTGCTGAAAAGATTATTCCGCTATTAGATGAAGATGGTAAATTGATGTTGGCTCGTGGTGTATTGGCTGACATTAAACTAGGCTCGTTGAACAATGCAGGTGATATAGATATTACCAAGTTTGGTAAAAATATCATTAAGACTGACGAAAGGTCACCTTCTACTTTACCTAGCATCTTTGGACAAGAGCCAGCAAGTGCTATGGTAGCTTTGGCTGATGTTGCTCAATCTGCTTTGAAACCTAAGATTGGCAGTAGTCAGACAACCGAGAGGGCAACGATGGCTAATATGCTTACGTCAGGCCCTGCCAAGATTGCTGGCATCTTAGGAGGAAGTACCGCTATGGGTGTTCCATTGGCGGCTGGTGCTGCTAGTTTGGGCATACCTCCTGTATTATCAAAAGCGTATTTAAGCCCTACTGTTCAAAACTTTTATGAGCGTTTGAACATTACAGAACCATTGTTAAACTACATGGCTTCACCAGCAGAAGCGACTCAGATGTTTGCTGCTTCACCACAAGGTTTATTAGGTCTAGCACCTGATTTACGATATAGACTTGACCTAACTGGAATGGCTAACCCCGACTAAGGACTGATATGGCAAAGACAAAGATTAGTGAATTTAGCGCAACCCCTGCTAATAAAACAGACATAGATTCGATTAACATTGCAGAGGGCTGTGCGCCATCTGGTATTAACGATGCTATCCGTGAGTTAATGGCTCAACTGAAGGACTTTCAGACAGGTGCTGTTGGCGACTCGTTTAACGGCCCTGTCGGTACATCTACGGCTGCTGCTGGTGCGTTTACCACTCTGTCAGCATCTAGCACAGCTACGCTATCTGGTTTAACTGCTTCTACTGCTTTGGCATTGGATGCCAGTAAGAACATAGTCTCTGTCACTAACACAGGCTCTGGTAGCAATGTGTTGGCTACCTCTCCTACTCTAGTCACACCTATCCTTGGAACACCCACTAGCGCAACCTTAACGAACGCTACAGGTCTTCCTATTGCTACAGGTGTATCAGGTCTAGGAACTGGCATTGCTACTGCTTTAGCGGTTAATACAGGGTCTGCTGGTGCGCCTGTCATCAATGGTGGTGTATTGGGTACACCCTCTAGCGGTACTGTAACTAACCTTACTGGCACGGCTTCTATCAACATCAATGGTACTGTTGGTGCTACTACTGCTACTACTGGTGCGTTTACAACCCTGACTACATCCTCCACAGTTACACACAATGGTGGTACAGCCAACGGAGTAACCTATCTCAATGGTTCAAAGGTTCTGACAAGTGGGACTGCGCTTACTTTTGATGGGACTAATTTCAATGTAATTCGTTCTGCCGCAACAGACCAATACATGAGTATGTACGCAGATGGTACTGGCCCAACATTTAAATTTTATGGCGGTGCGGCTGGAAAAATTGCACAGATAATTGCTGATTCGGCTTCATCAAGGCTGCAATTTGTAACCGATGGAGATAAACCTTTTGTTTACTCTATTAACGGCTCAGAACAAATGCGCCTAACCTCGACAGGTCTGGGTATTGGGACGAGTTCGCCTAAAGCAAAACTGCAATCAACTACATCTATATTTTCTGGCGGTTCAACTGACGGAACTGAAATCAATGGAACATCTTTATACATTGGTTACACAGTAGGCGCAGGTGTTGGTCGTGCTATTCGTTTAAGCCAAACTGACAATAACGGGTATGCAGGTCTTTCCTTTTTTGGAATGACAGGGACATACACAAATACTGCACTACCAAGCACAGGAACATACAACACACAACTGATGTATTTGGATGGTCAACTTGGCAATCTAGGGCTTGGTGTTACACCGAGTGCTTGGGCTACTGCGTATAAAGTTTTGCAAGTTGGTTCGCCATCTGGTGCATTTTTAGCGGGTTCAACAGACACAAATGCTCTTACTCTTGGCTATAACACTTTTAACAATAGTTCTAGAGATTGGAAGTACATCAATACTGCCGCCGCTAGTTACTATCAACAAAGTGCAGGTTCGCATTATTGGTACACAGCCCCATCAGGCACAGCAGGGACTACCGCCTCCTTTACTCAGGCGATGACTCTGGATGCAAGTGGGAATTTGCTGGTGGGGACTACGAGTACGTTTTCTGGCACATCTTTTTATCAAGCGGGTTCTGGAGTTTATGTTTCTTATTTCAGACAGGCTAGTGCCAGCAATCCAGTAGGGTTGTTGGTCAATTATTCTGGCGCATCTCCTAATGGAACTGGTAATGCGTTTTTTGAAGGTAACGACACAACAACAGCAAGAGTTGTGTTGCGGTCTAATGGTGGTATTGCTAACTATTCAGCAAACAATGTCAACCTGTCAGACCGCAGAGAAAAAACAAACTTTGCCCCTGCAACTTCTTACCTTGACAAGATTTGTGCAATCCCTGTTCAGACCTTTAACTACATTGACCAAAACCTTGAAACAGATGATGGCCTGACATTGGGTGTTGTTGCACAGGATGTTCAAGCCGTTGCACCTGAGTTGGTGATGGAAAGTAATTGGGGAACTCAAGAAGAACCCAAGATGCGTTTGTCAATCTACCAAACAGACTTGCAATATGCGCTGATGAAGTGCATCCAAGAACAACAAGCAATGATTGAATCACTACGTCAGCGTCTTTCTGCCGCTAATCTTTAAGGACTAACATGATTCAAATTGATGGCAAAACAGTTGACTTAACTAATCCTCAAACATGGGGTAATAGCATTGAAATCAAACCCAATGGTTTTATTGAGCAAACCAAAGATGGCGTGACAACTCTTGTTCAGCCTACACCACAACCTTTAAAGGAAGCAAAATGACTAAAGATGAAGCCTTACAACTTGCGTTAGAGGCGTTAGAGCGATTGACTGAAAGCAATCAAGTCACATCTGAAGATTTAACTTTAATCACTGCTATTAAAGAAATTTTAAACACAGAGGAAATAACATGACTACACAATGGACTATCTCAACACTTGAGCGTGAAACCTCAAACGGCTTTGTAACGACTGCCCACTGGCAAGCCACAGCAGTAGATGGAGACTACACAGCCTCTATCTATTCAACAAGTTCATGGGCTTCTGGTACACCAACAATCCCCTATGCGTCTGTCACTATGGCTGAAGTATTAGATTGGGTATGGGCTAATGGTGTTGACAAGCAAGCCACAGAAGATGCACTAGCCGCTAACATTGCTTTGCAGAAGAATCCTGTTACGGCTACTGGTACACCTTGGAATCAGGAAGCCACTACCTGACCTTAGTGGCGCATTAGGAGAAACACATGGGCAATAACACAAAAAACCCTGTGACGATTGACGGAGTTGAGTACATCTTTGAGGACATGACACCTGAGCAGCAAACCCTGCTGAATCATGTGGTTGACTTAGAGAGGAAACTTAACTCTGCTAAATTCAATGTTGACCAGCTTCAAGTTGGTAGAGATGCTTTCTTTACGATGCTAAAGAAGTCCCTTGAAACTGTTACGGATGTGACACCGAAAGAGTAATCATGCAAGATGAAGTAACCCATGCTCAAATCTACGATAGGCTCATTGCTGTTGAGACTAAGGTGGATTCCATCGACAAGAA